TGCACCACGTCGCCCACTTGGCAGCCCGCCAGGGCGAAGAGCGCGATCGACGCCGCGGCGCCGAGCGCCAGAAGCGTTTTGCCGATTCCTTCAGTCTCCATCGTTCACCTCCGTGTGCCGTGCGTCCTTTGTGTCCTTGCCCCGGAACAGCGCCCGCAACGCGGGCATGTCGTTGGTCTTTTCCTCGCCGCGCCGCGCGAAGGGGTCGAAGTCGCCCGGCTTGAAGGCGCGGGTCTTCTTGGGGTCGCGGTGGGCATTGGCGATCAGCGCCAGCAGCGCGCTCATGCGCCCCCACTCGCTCCGTTCGCGCGCCTCGGCCATCGCGACCAGCTCGCGCAGCGTCAGGGTGGCGGGGTCGATCCCGGCGACGCCCGCGCAGCGCTGGATGAGGTCCCAGCCGCCCCCGGAAGTTGCGCGGCTGCCAGCGCCTCGTCGATCGCCTTCTCCAGCTCGCCCCCGTCGAGACGCGCCTCGACCAGATCCCGGGCCTTGTCCATCGCGGTGCGCGTCGCCGCGAGCACGCGCCCGAGGGCGGCCCGGTCCCTCGGGCTCGGGCAGAAAGACACGATCTCGTCGAGCAGCGCCTCGGTGGCGTGCTCGATCGCGTCGCCCGCCATCGCGCGGCCGAACTCCTCGTCCGTGACGCCGCGCTGGTCCGCCTCGGGCTTGCACGCGGCGTAGAGCACGTCGCACAGCAGGACCGGGTCGCGGATCAATCGCTCGATCAGCGTCCCGTCCAGAACCTCGAGCAGGTCCACGCCCGTCAGCCCCTTGATGCGCTTCAGCGCCGCGACGTTGATCTCGACCGTCCATTGCCTGCCCGCGTTGTCGGTGAACTGCTTCATCACGACACCCCTGTGGTGGTCCACTCGCTGAAGACGGCGACCTTGGCCGTCACGCTGACGGTGATGGCCTCCTCCAGCGGCTCGGCGCGGCTGAAGTTGGTGATGGAGAAGTCCGCGACGAGCCCCTCGCCCGACGCCCCCGCCGAGTCGAGCGCCGCCAGGCCGATGACGGTCCCGTTGAGGAACGCGTCCTTGATCGCCTCGAAGCCGGGGTCGCCCGGCTCCCAGACCATCTCGAACTCGAGCGTGCCCTCCTTCAGCGTCGCAAGCGTGGCCCGCCAGCCGGAGTTGGCGCGGGTGGTGATGTCCGCCTCGCCCGCCTCGACGGTGAGCGTCAGGTCGCGCACGTTGGTCAGCTCGGTCCACGAGCCGGCGCCCCCGACCCCGCCCGTCTTGAACATCAGAACCGCGAACATGCCCTGGATGGCCATGAGGTTTGTCTCCCTACCGCGTCAGGCGGTACGTGAGGGTGAGGAGGGAGGTGAAGACGCTCAGCCGCTCGAGGTGCTCGGCGGCGAGGACCGGGTCGTGCTCCGACGTGAGCCACTGCGCCTCGGGCAGCGTGTCCAATCGCTTCAGGCGCAGGTGGTCGCCGATCTGCTCCACGAGGTCGAGGAGCGCATCGATCTGCGCCGCGTTGTTCGGGTCAACACGCTTCTGCACGCCGACGTCGATGGCCGCGTCGAAGAAGTTCAGCGCCCGCGAGGCGTTGGCGACCGTCAGGCTCCGCGGCACGACGGACACCTTGATCGCGTCGCCGACCTGCCCGAGGTCGAAGATCGGAAGATGCGAGCGCTCCGCCGTCACCGGCGGGTCGAACCCCCCGGAGGCACCGTTGATCGACGCGGCGATGGCGTCGGCGAGGGTGATGACGGCGCTCATGTCCGCACCCTCCCGACCGACGCTTCGGGATCCTCGAAGACGCGCCGCTCGACGCGGTCGATGCGCCCCGCCAGGTGCCCGACCTCGGAGGCCAGGCGGGCCAACTCCGTCTGGATGGCCATGAGGATGCGCACGATCCAGCCAAGCAGGCCGATCATGGCGACGAAGCCCGCCAGCGAGACCGAGACGATCGCGACGATGTCCCCAGGGCTCACGGCGTCACCTCCAGCCCGATGAACTTGGTGTGGATGCGCAGCGTCTTGCGCTCGGGATCGCTGAAGCGGAACGGCGGCTCGCCCCCGCCCCCGGAAGGCGCCATGACTTCGTAAAGCAGCGCGCCTGTACCACTCGGCTCGCGCACGTGGTCGCCGACCTTGGGCGTCGTTACTTCGCCGCCGAGGACGAGGTCCTGCGCCCGCACGAGATAGTCGCGCGTCTCCGTGCGCTGGATCACGCCGAACTGGTCGGCCTGCTCGAAGACCGTGCGTCCGACCGTCGCATCGAGTTCGACGCTGTCGGAACCGCGCAGGTACGTCACCGGCCGCGTCATGTGCTTGTGACGCTGGCCCTCGAGGAACGCAGAGCCTTTCTGGAGCAGGTCGGTCACGATCACTCCCTCACTGGCTGAGCCGGACGCGCACGAGCCCGTCGTCGTCGGAGGCGTCCTTCACCACGCGGCCGATCCGCTTGTTGGCGCCGGACGCCGGGTCGGCGGTCGCCTGCTGCGAGCCCGCGTCCCAGTAGACGTCTGCGCCAGTCGGCAGCGCGCTGCTCGGGCCGACGCCCTTGGGGAAGTCGAAGACGCCCTCGACGGCCAGCGCGCCGAGCCGCCCCGCCTTGATGTCGAGCCTCGCCACGCCGACGAGCTCGCCCTGGACGATCACATCGCCCGCGGCCACGTCCGATGCGGGCGTGTGATCGATCGCCGCGCCCTGATGCCTGAATGTCGCCGTCGCCATCTGGTGATCTCCTTCTTCAGAACCGTGTCTCTTCAATCCCGCCCGTGGCGGGCCCGCCGACGCCGCGCATGACGACGTGGCGGATGAACTGGTTGTGTCCGGTGATGCGCGCCGCCTCGCCCGGCTCGAGGCGCGCCTGCTGGCCCGACGGGTCAGCCGGCGCTTCGACGCGGTACTCCAGCGCCCCGGCCGAGTCCGGCGAGCAGGACAGGAGCAGCTCCCGCGCGCCGGGGCCGTCCGATCCGCCCGCGTCCTCCGAGCAGAAGACGTCCGTCCACGTCGGGCCGACCGGGATCGCGATGCGGTTGTTGCGCCGCGCCATCTACGCCGCCTCCCTCATGCGAGCGCCTCGCGTGTGAAGACGACTCGCCGCCGCGTTCGCAGGCGGAACGGCATGATGGGCTCGCCCCAGTGGAAGCGCACGCGCAGGCTGTCGATGAAGAGCGTGTTGCCCTGCGAGTTGAACGACGTGCTCGCGCCGTACAGCTGGAATCCGAACCCGGAGGCCATCACGTCGGCCGGTCCGAAGTTCATCCGATCCGTCGGGCCGCCCTTGACGCACAGGCCGAGCGATCCGCTCAGCGGGAGCGAGCAGGAGCCGAGCTCCGCACGCACCTGCGAGCCTGCGACCGCCTGAATCGGAACCGACCGCGTCCCGTCCGAGGCGCCCTCCCAGCGGCCCCGGACCTCGATCTCGACGCCCAGCAGCCGGAACTTCGCCGGGAGTTGCCCCGCGGTTGCCGGGTTGCTCAGCCGGAGCGTGTTGGTCTGCGACGGGAAGAAGACGAAGCTGACCGGGCCGCTGGACGCTTCGAATCCGTCGACACCAAGGGCCGCCGCCGGGTTCGACCATTCGATGCCGCCGCCGAGATCCTTGGGATCGATCGACGGGCTGTCGAAGCCGCCCAGGCCGACGTCCTGCGCGCTCTGGAACTGAAGCCACGGCGTGACGTTCGCCATCGGTGTGCGCCTCCGGTGTCATCACGCCTCGCCCTTGGCCTTGACGGCCGCGCGGGTGTCCTGCATCGACACGCCGAAGTCGAAGAAGCCGCGCCACTGCACGCCCAGCGTGTTGAAGTTGGTGTCGCCGCTCTCGATGGTGGGCACGCGCCGGCCGCGGAGGTACGCGATCTCGATCGCCGCCACGTCCTGCGGGTTGGCGAAGAGGTACCACGCCAGGGCGCTCGAGCCCGCGATGCCCTGCGCGTTGAGGTAGGGCGTCGCCACCGGCGTGAACTTGCCCGCGTGCGGGTTGTTGGCGGGCTTGGCGCTGGTGGGCAGCTCGTTGACGCGCGTCTCGGTCATCAGCTGCTGCGCCCGCACCTTGAGCGAAGTGGGCACGAGCAGCACGCTGGCCGAGAGCAGGATCGGCTTGCCCTCCGAGTCCGTCTGATCGAGGAACGCCTGCTCGGCCTGAGTGAGCGCGTCGATCGAGAGGGCGGTGCTCGCGCCCGAGAGGAAGTTGCTGTTGCCGGCGCTGAAGAAGGAGCCGGGGTTGCTCAGCAGCAGCTCGAAGAGCGCCTCCTCGCGCTTGAGCGCGCTCATGCGGCCGATGATCCGGGGGATCTGGAGGAACGCCCCGAGGTCGTCGTTGATGAGCATCTGCCGCGTGAGCGTGATCATGCGGCCGTAGGTCTCGACCTTGCTGGAGAAGGACTCCTCGCTCAGCTCGGCGCTCTTGAGCTCGCCGTCCGGGCCGACCTTCTCGAAGACGCCCACGCCCGTGAGGCGGTAGCGGGTGACCTCCTTGAAGTCGTTCACGTCCGTCTCGGCGGCGATCATCGACGCCACGCTCGGCACGGCCTGGTACGCCGCGAGCATTGTCTTGTTGGCGACGTTGGAGAGGATGCCGGTCAGCGAGATCGTGCTGAAGCCCGCGCCCCCGGATGCTTCGACGAGGCGCTTGTCGGCGGCGAACGCGGCGCGGATGGTCTCGTTGTCCACACGACCCGGCCGCGCGTACCCGCCCGCGGCCCGGATGACCTCGTAGAGCAGCGTGTGGATGCCCGCTCCGGCGAGATCGCGCGATACCGCCGCGTTCATCGTCCGCTCGTCGAACTGCTCCCCGACCGTCTTCTCCGGCAGCCCGGCCGAGAGGCACAACGCGGCCTCAAGGGCCTTCGCGCTCGTGGTGTCCCCGCCGGTCCGAACAGCGCTGACCTGTGGGCGGTCGGCGCGGAGGATCTCCAGTTCAGTGCGGGCGACGTCCCAGCCCTCGCCGATGGCCTTGGCCTCGATCTCGGCGTGCTTGCCGCCCCCGGAAGCACAGAGCCGGCGCACCTCGGCGATGCGCTTCGTCTCGGCCGCGGCCTCGGCGCGCAGGTCGGAGACGACGCCGTTCGCGTTGATCCTGCCTGCGACGGCCGGCGCGTCTCCATCGTCCTCGCCGCCCCGATCGTCATCCGCCGTTGCGGTCGCTGTCGCAGACGTCTGCTTCTGCTCCGCGTCGTACATCGCCCTGAGGCTCGTGCGCTGGGCGTCGCTGAGCGCCTCCGCGTCGTCGAAGCCCTTCTCCGTCAGCCACGCCTGGAAGTCCATCTCGCTGTTCTCCTGAGAGGATGTGTTCTGCTGCGCCGCCACCTGCGCGCTCGTGTCGTCGTCCGCGCCGAGGGCCACGAAGGACACCTCGCCCAGACGCGACCGCCGGACCACCTGCACCGGTCCGTCGAAGGTGCGGCCGTTCGCCTGCGCGCTGCGGCCCTTGGGGACGGTCTCGACGTTCTCGGCGCTCGCTCCGAGCGATGCCTGCCACGGGAAGCCCGCGACGCTGCTCTCGACGATCTCCCGAGCGACCGCGCCCGCGCCGCTGACCACGCCCGACACGAGGAGCTGCGATCCCTCGACGCGGACCGAGTCGGTGTGCCCGACGATCAGCGAGGGGTTGTGATCCTTCAGGATGGGCCGACTCTTGGCGCTGACCTGCATGCCCGCCAGGTCCACGACCACCGGGTGCGGCCACCCCGCGAGGCGCATCGGTCCGCCGGTGTAGGCCACCATCCCGAACTTGCGCGGCGAGAGAGCGCCGTCCTTGGCGTCGTCCCCCTTCGCCGCGACGAGATCGCCGACCGGCGCGCAGAGATGCACGGTGCGCGCAGGATTACTCTTCGCCGTCTTCGGCATCCCTGCCTCCCGTTCGGTTGAGTGCTGGCACGGCTTCCTCGACGGTAAGGCCGAGCTCGGCCATGAGCGCCCGCTCCTTGGCGCGCTGGCGCAGCTCGGCCTCCCAGTCGCGCCCCTGCCGGGCGTACTCGTAGGCCAGCGTGGTGGTGTGGCTCGTGAGGCGCGTCGCCTGCGCGCTCGCTTCCTTGAGCGGGTCCACCTCGCTCTGTCCATCCCAGAACCACTGGTGGGGCGGGATGTCGCTGGTCGCCACGAGTGTTCGCACGCGCAGCGGCAGCAGATCGGAGATCAGCACCGCCTCGCGGAGGAACGCCGCGAGCAGCCGGTCGAGCACGACGCGCCCGAGGTGCTCCTGCTCGACGCGGATCGACTTGAAGTAGACCTGGTGGTCGAGCTTGCCGGACGCGAAGTTGTAGCCCGACGAGTTCCCCGCCGCGACATTGAACGGCATGTTCAAACAGCGGGCGATCTCGTTGAGGATCTCCCGCTTGAACTCGGCGTAGGTGGTGCTGGGCTGCTCGGCCCGCATCTGCTCCATCCGCCAGCCGCCGGGCATCGTCAGCAGCGCGCGGGCCTCGAGCTCGATGGCGTCCATCGGCTCGACGGCTTCCGCCTCGCCGCTCGCCGGCGCATCGGTGTAGAGGATGCCCGCGAAGTCCGCGGCCGTCTCCGCAGCGCCGAGCACCGCGAGGGTGTAGCGCCGCAGCTGCGCAAAGAGCGGCAGGGCGGGCGTGATGTCGGGGATGCCGCGCGACTGGCCGGGCCGATCGGCGCGGAAGTAGTGCACAACAGAATCCGCCGGCACACGGTCGAAGTCGCCGCCGAACGCGAAACGCGCGCCGGCGCTCGTGTCGCCGGGATGGACCTTCAGGACGTGGTATTCGACCGGGTTGCCGAAGGAGTCGAAGACGATCCCGTCCACAGCGTCGTCGCTGAGCAGATCGATCGTCGGCGTCGCGACCTGGTCCGCCTCGACAAGGCGCAGGTCGAGCGACACCGGAGCGTCGAGCCGGGGGTTGCTCGCCAGGACGCCGAAGACCTCGCCGCTCTCGGCGCGCCCCATGCGCATCGTGCGCAGCTTCTCGGGCAGACCGATCGCCTTGCACCAGCGCGCGAAGGCCTCTTCGATGACGGTGTTGGCTTCCGCGTCGTCGGTCAGCATCTGGAGCCGCGGCCCCGTGCCGATGACGTCGTTGGCGAGCGTCAGCACGATGCCCCGCGCGTAGGCGTTGTTGGCGACCTCGTACCGCGCCCGGGCGCGCAGGGTGCGCCGGACTTCGGGCGAGGCGGCCGCGTCGGCGGACAGTGAGTCCGCCATCGACCAGTGCCGCCGGTTGGCGTCGTTCGTCGTCGCGGCGTCGAAGCGCGCGGCGATCCCGGCCATCCTGCGGATCAGCCCGCCCTTGGCCGCGGCGATCCGTCGCGGCTCGCTTGACTTGGCGCGTGGGAAGAAGAACCCCATCAGGCCATCTCCCCCGCGCCCGGCGGCGCGATGCGGCTCATCCGAATGCCGCGGTCGGCCCGCTTCGACGCCTCCTTGGAGGCGAGGTAGCGGTCCGTCTCGATCTGGTCCTTGAGCGAGTGCTGCTCGACGGACCCCGAATCGCCCTGAGCGCGCTTCGGCCCCGCGGCGTTGTCGGCGATGGACTGGTCGAGATTGGTCGGCGAGGGCTCTCCCATCGCCCTTACACATCCCCCGATGGGGACGAACTGTCGCACGCGTCTTCCCATTTCGAGCGCGAGCGCGCTCGATCAGGGAGCGTCAACGCGGGGGACGGCGCGAGGTGGTTGAAATTCCAGCGGCGTCAGGGCGCCGTCGAGCGCCACGGTCCGGGCGGCTCCCAGGTCGAGTCGAACGCCTCCTGGCGCGCGATCGCCCGGATCGGCGGGCCGAGAAAGTCCGCGACAGCGGCGCCGACCTCCGCGAACGTCACCGGCGCATCCGTCTTGCCGAGCCGGCGAACGAACGCGCTCCATTGGGCGGCGTTCTGCGGATCGGCGAGCGCCTGATCGCTCAGCGCAACCGGGTCGGGCACGATGGTGGTATTCCGCTGACGGCAGGTGGCGATGATGGCTTCGCAGAGCATCGGACCCTTGAATGGTCGCGACCGCGAGAGGGACCAGATGTCGAAGTAGTCCTTCATGCGGCTGTTGAGAAGGCCGCGATGGAGCATGACGTGGAGCTTCTCCGCAATCGTGGTCTCGGGCGGGTAACCGCGGAGACGGGGCATAGGCATGCCGAGCACGGACGGGTACTCGATCTCCTCGGGCGCGGGCGTGATGGGATCGCCGAAGCCGACATCGACCTGCATCCGCAATCGGGCGTTGCCGAGATGGCCATCAAATGTCACGCGGACCCCCTCGTACTCCGCGTCGTCCGCGATGCGCTCCGCCCGGACAGTGGATGCGTCGAAAACAAGCCCGTCGTCATCAACGGCGATCTCGCAGACCTCGCGCACCGTGTTTGCGATCGCTTCGACGTTATTGGCCGTGCGGCCGAGGAGATCGATGTCGCGCGTCGGGCGGATCGCCGAGATACGCCACACGCGCAGCAGCAGCGCGCCCTTCAGCACGAAGGCGTCCGCGTGTGGCGAGACCGACAGCCGGTAAAGGAACCGCTCGAGCGCGTAGTGCTGGAGCAGGTCATTGAATCGCTGCCCGGAGGCCGCGGCCGCGTTCTTGAGCCGTTGGTGGACCGACGCCGCCATGTTCTTCGGCTCGCGTGTCACAGCACGGCCTCGAGGTACGGACGCATGACCTTGCTCACCCGATCGATCTCCGCGTACCGCATGATGGCCTGAATGTCCGTCCGACGCTCTCGCCGGTACATCCGCAGGGCCTCGACGGCGACGTCGAGGCCGATCTTGTTGCGGAACTTGAAGCAGTCCGCCAGCGTCTTCTCGGGGCTGTAAACGCGAATCGTCACGCCGTCCCTCTCATGCTCCTGGACGCCCTCGGTGAGGGCGTCGCCGCTGAAGCGGTAGACCCTGATCGGGGGATGGTCGATCACCGGCGCCCACTTTCCCGGCGGCAGCGCGATGTCCACCGCGTGCGGGATCTGGGTGGTGATGCCGTGCAGAGCGAGCGCCGAGATCAGGCACACGACCCCCTCCGGCGCCCGGGCGGCGACGGCGAAGAGGTCAGGATCGGCGAGCGGCTCCTCGTCGGCCAGCCGATAGACGCCCCGGGAGACGCGTTCGAGCAGCCCCTGATCGCGCATGGCGTAGAGTGTCCGGGGGTGGATGCCCCGGGCGAGGGCTTCCCGCGTCCGCATGACGCCCCCGTGGCGTTGGAACACGCTTCGGGCTCGCTCGAACGTCTTTTCCGGGATCTTGCTCATGGCATCTCATGGATAAATACCGCCTTGGTTATCGACAAGTATAGCGGTTTCTATCCAGTCGAAGAGGACGTGGACCGGCCCTTCCGCATCTCCGACAGCCGCACCCGCCGCCGCGGCGGCGCCTTCACATCCGTTCCGAAGAGCACCGCCCCCTCCATCGACGCCGCGACCGCCGCGCCGACCAGGCAGTCGAGCCAGTGGTTGTCCAGCCCGTCGACGCGGAGTTTCCACTCGTCGACGGTCCTCCCCCGCCCTTCCGTCTTCACCCGGTACTCGCTCGTCAGGTGCTCGGCGATCAGGCGGTGTCGTTCCGGCTTGCGGACGAAGAGCGACAGGCATCCCGGATCGCCCATCGGGACGGCGAGCCTGGCGTGGACGAAGCTCTTCCAGTAGTTCGTGTCGAAGACGACGTGGCGCACCGCCCGCTTGCCGGCGACGACGGGGATGCGCCAGTTGAGGCCGATGCGCTCGCCGCGCTTGCGCTTGTAGTCGCTGAAGGGGATGCTCGATGCGCCGACGTACCGGCCGTGGCTCGGCATCAGCGCCGCGGCGTGGCTTGACTGGCGGCAGAACTGGTACACCACATCCGTGCTCGCGCCCCAATTGGCGTCGATCAGGCAGCGGTCGATCCGCACCATCGCCCCGTCGTCGCGCCGCCACTCGCGGGCCAGGTGCGACTCCGCCAGACGCTCAAGCCCGGCGTAGATCGCGCCCTCCTGCCCCGCCCGCGGCGCCGCGTGCCCCAGCGTCCGCTTGATCTCGCGCAGCGTGAAGTACGCCGCCTTCTGGTCCGGCTCGACGCCGTAGTCGACGACGTAGCCCGTGAAGTCGTCCTCCCACGCGGCCAACAGCCAGAAGAGCGCCTTGCCCTGCACGTCCACGAACATCGTCAGCCGCGTGCAACCGATCGGGACCTCGCGCCGCGCGTGCCCGCTGACCTTCGCCGCGATCTGCTCGGCGCTGAGCAGGTCGTCCTCGGCCTTCTCCTCGGGCAGCGGCTCGTTCTGGTACTCGGCGAAGAAGGCGTGCTCATCCTGGAGCCGCAGGTTCATCGAGTGCTGGATCGCCGAGAGCTCGTCGTGATTGAACCGCGACGCCCACGCGACCGATGCGCCCTCGTCCATCGCCTTGCGGTTCTTCTTGTAGAACGCCGTGGCGTCCCTGATCCCGCGATCAGCGCGCAGGCCCTCGGCCCGCAGTTCCGCGTACTTCGACCACAGCGCCTCGTCGGTCGGAAACGAGTACACCATCTTCGTCCGCTCGCCCTGCCACGCGGGGTGCTTGTCGCGGTCGAGGAGGCGATCGGCCAGGTCGTCAGGGCGCACGACAGTGACCGTCATCAGGCCTGCGATCTTCTGCCCGAGCCCACCAAGGCCGAGGATCGCCCCGGCGAGCACGCGCTCGCGGTTGGCGCACTGGCTCGGCGAGCGGGCGCTCTCGTCCGTCTGTGGATCGTCGATGAGCACCAGCGACGGCCGCACGCTCGACCCGTCCGCCCGCTTGTGCTTCATGCCGCGGATGCGGCCGGTGATGCCCGCGACGCGGATGATGGCGCCGGACGCCTCCGAGCCCGCGCACGTCGGCAGCACGATCTCCTTGGCGGTCCAGCCGATGAGCGTCGGCTTCCCGTCGAGCAGTTGCCCCGCGGCCCGCTGGTGGATGCCCTCGAGCGACCGAATCGGGTGGCAGACCTCGGGGAAGTCCTCCGCGAGAACATCGCTGTTCTCCAGCTCGGCCTTGATCGAATCGAGCATCTGGGCCGCGTGGTCCTCGTCGGAGCCGATCAGCGCGACGAACTCACGGTGGCCGTAGAGCATGGCCCAGAGGCACGCCGTCTCGCAGAGGCTCGTCTTCCCGCTTCCTCGCGGCATCGCCATCGCGAAGAGCCCGCCCTCGAGCACCGCCCGCTCGATTTTCGCGATCACCTTCAGGTGGTCGTCGGACCACGCCAGGTGGAAGGTCGACGGGAAGTACCGCTCACAGAAGGAGCGGAAGTCGCGCGCGCACGACGCCTTGCGCTCGGCGTCGACCACGTCCGGCAGCGGCCCGATGTCGCGTCCCGAGAGAGACAGCGCCCGCGCCTCGCGCGCCTTGCGGTCGCGGTAGGCGTCGTAGCCGCCGGCGCCATCTCCCTGCTCCTCGGCGCGCTGAAGCACCTCGTGCCGCGTCGTCGCGAGCCACGCTGTGTAGCGGAACAGGTCAACCCGGTTCGGATCGTCCGGCGGCGAGATCCGGAACCCCGCGCGCGTGCGGTGCCGGTGCAGCTGCCGCTCGTTGATCACCTCGCCCAGCGGGGTCGAGTTCAGCAGGCGGCACAGCTCGCCGGGCCGGAGTTGGCGGGGGTCAATCGCCACCCGTTCCCCCCGTCCTCTCTGACGCTATCTCGCGCACGAGCCACGCG